TCCCATACCAATTTCTTTGATGTTATTTCTTGTAGTGTTTTACAAAACTCTGTTGTTCCACTGCGACTACACCCTAATACTAATACTTTATTCATTCTTACTTTCATGTAAATTATTTATTACCTTTAACATCTCTTAATTTATCTTACTATTATTTAAATGCATTTCCCAACATAAAACCTATTAACGAATAACGAACTCCTTTTGTAACTGGTAGCACTCTATGTCCTACAAAGGATGGAAACAATACTAATGTCCCCTGTTCTCTACTACCAACAGCAGTTCCCTTTCCAGTATTTTCAGTCATACTTAATTCTAAATTTCCACCTTCATAATCATCTTGATTTGATAATTGTATACTCGCTGTTATTTTCCTAAGTGATGTTTCAAAATTTCCAATATCTAAATGCCAATCATATTTATCTTTTGTGTCACTATATTTCAATATTCTTGGTTTTGTAAGTATATCACTTATATCAAATTCAAAATAACCTACGTTTGCAATTTTGATTGCTGAAATAATACTTTTAGCTACATTAAACCCATCGGATAAAACTAAATCATCATCAAACCTGACTTCTAGGACTTTACGAACATTTTCATTCACTATGACTGATCCCTCTCCCTCGTATGTTCCTGCAACTCTAGCCTTTTCTTGTGTTGAAGATTCAAATCGTTTTATCAGTTCTTCACATTGGGATTTAGATAAAAAATTGTGTTTATGTATACCGAACTTAAAATTATTTTTTTGTTTTAAGTTATCTATCATCTAAATGGCTCTCCTAAGTAAGTTTGTCTCATTATAAATCTTTCTCCACTTTTAAGTGGTGTAACCATATGACTACAAAAAGATGGGAACATAAATAAATATCCTTTTTTATAAGGACATTTAAAAAACTCTTTATTTTCATTGGTAAAGGCGAGATGTAAATCCCCACCATCAAAATCTTTTGGGTCTGATAATTGAATTAAACAAGTTATTTTATTTAATGATAATACACCCGCATCTGTACCTGAATGCCAACCAAAATGGTCTCCAATCTTATATTGTATAGCTCTAAAATCACTACCACCACTTTCAATATCAAACTTCCAAACTCTATCATTTGAAATTTTTACTATAGTATTTAATTTATCTATCAACCAACTATAGTCATTTTTTATATCTTTATTTGTTTCTGATAATAAATATAACTCATCACACTCACGATGGTGTGATGGATTTACTGAAGTAGATTTCTCTTTTTGTGGGTCATAAACTCCAGCTGCTACCCAACTATCTTCACCCTTTATTTTTTTTATCAAATCATCACATTGTTCTTCACTAAGAAATGGTAAATATACAAACCACTTAAAATCTTTATTCTCCGTCATCTAAAATGATTCCCAATAAACAATTCTTGTATAACATAACGAGTTCCCTTTGTGATTGGTGTTACATTGTGACACATAAAAGTAGGAAAAATTGTCAATGATCCTTTTAATTTATTCATTGTATACCACTCTTTTGTATCTTTATCTTGAATACCGAATTGGGTCTCCAACCCCTCATATTCACTTGGGTCTGTGAGTTGAATAAGTGCTACTAATTTTCTAGTAGAACAATCTCCTGCATTATAATCTGTATGCCAACCAAAAAAATCACCCTTTTCATACTTAATAAGTTTAAGTTCTTTATCGGGCATTTCAATATCAAACTTAAAAACTCCTTGATTTACAATTTTTACAACTTCATATATTTTATCTTGTAACCATTGCCAATCACCATTACATTTATCAGGTCTATGTGGATTTAACGGTTGATCAAATAAATACCATTCTTTAGTCTTACGGATTTCAGGTATAATTGCACATTCACCATGCTCACCACCAACACCGCCTGGAACCATTTCTTCTGTCGTTGTTATTTGTTCGATTAATTCATCACATTTTTCGGATGATAAAAATTTTGGGATTTGTATCGAGTATTTAAAATCGGGATTTTGTTCTACATCTTTAATTCTCTTCATTTGAATGTATTTCCTTCTATAAAAGTTATTAAAATATAACTGTTCTTTTGCCATACCTGCATCTGCCATCGTATCATAACCTTCTTTATCGTCATTCTCTGACATATACCATCTACTATATCTACCCCAACGTCCAATACATTACATTTAAAATTTATTATGAACTAATATATTATGGCATTTTATTATGAACTAATATATTATTTGCAAAATAATTATGATGTGTTTCAACTTCTAAACTATAAGTCTGAACTGGATTAATATTCTCTTCTAAATTAGTAATCTCAACTTCTCTAAGTTCTCCATTATGAAGTTCTAAACATTTATCTCCGACTTCTAATTGTTCCGATTTAATATCATATCTTTCTTCTGTCCATTGTGGTTTATAAGAACTCCAACCCTTTTGACCACTTCCAACTACCCAGTATGGGTGGTCAAATGTGTTCTTAGTTTTTTTATCACCAAAACTAATTTCTATAATATCTGCGTGTGTTGGTGTTTCTATTGATGTTACCTTATTAACTTTCACTTCTTTTGTTTCAAAGTCATAATTTGTAACTTCATCTCCTACCTCAACTAATTCAATCGCCTTTGTAGTTCCATCACCCATTGTGATAGGCGTTCCTGCTACAAAACATTTTGGTGGAATATTATGAACCAAAATATTTGATTGGAAATAAGTATCGATATCCTCAACATCCATTCCATAAAATGTTTCTTCTTCTGATACTTGAGAAATTGATGTTACCTCTAATTCTTCAACGTCAGGAGTTAAAAATTTATCGCCCACTATCAGGTCACGTGGGGTTTTCCAACGCCAAATATCATCATCTGTTTTTGTAAAAAGTTTTCCACCGTGAAGTGTAGTTTGCAAGTCTACAGGTAATTTAATACTATCATTTATTAGATAATATCCATAATGCTCTGAAGACTTTACACTCACCACAATAGAATTAGAAGCAGTTGAACCACTCAAATCTGATGTCGTGAAACTTCCCCAGTCTTTTATTGATGATTCATCTGGCATTCCAACTATTGAGTATGATTTAACCATATCTCCAACCTCTACATCTTGTGCTTGTTTTGTTGAACCATCATACATATGAATTAAACTACCACTTGCAGACATTTTCGTACTCATAGGTGTTGGTATCCAAGCTTCACTACCGGATCTTATAAGTTTTGATTCAAGCTGATTAAATCTACCTTCGCTAGCTACACTCCCGCCGTATGATTGTAAAAGTATATGTTCATCAGGTGTCATTAAGTAAAAACGCTTTGATTGAAATATATAAGGATTACCATCACAATAACTACCACTTGATATAATAAATTTTTCTGTAATATTACCAGCTAAATTTGCATTTTCATAAGAATCTGAACTCGATATATAAGTATTTAATCCTAATTGTCCAGTTTGAATAGTTGCGTGACCCGTTGGATTCTTTATAACATAATCTGGAAAATTAGTATTTGGTGTATAAGATGATGTATTAAATAAAGGAATTAAACTTTCACTCTCTGGTGATGCTCCCAATATATCTCTAAATTTTGATTTATTAAATGAACCACTTACAATATTAAGAAGAGTATCATCCACCCACCAAGGCGTCTGAACAAAAAAGTGAAAACTTCCTGCATAGTTTGTATCTCCTCTTTGTGCAAAATAACTGCTTGAATCAGTATTAAAATATTCAAAACTACAACTTATACTATTTTGTGCAAAACTTGAACTAATGATTGGTTGTTGAAATGAAGATGGATTATCTTTTCCAGCAGCAGGTAATGTTCCGTATATATACGCCGTATCACAACTTTTTGAAGCTGCATAATCTGAAACTTCATTAAAGACCCCTCGTTGTTCAGAAAGTGGTCCTAAAATTCCAATATTAGTATTTAGTTCAGGAAAGTAAATATCATCTGAACCTGTTTCTATTAAAAAGTCTACACTAGCGAGTACACCAACATTAGTATCTGATGGCCAACCTCCAGCACTGCCCGTTATATAATTAAATAAATTAACTATTTTTGTTTCTGCTGACATAAGTTATGTTCCTTAATTTTGTAATATGATAGTTTGTATACACTTATAAATATCATATCTCTTTAATTTCTATAAAATTATTTTCTGTTTTAACCGATAATGCTGGGGTATTCCAATCTTCTAACATAATTGAAGCGTTTTTGTATCCCAGTTTAACAACTTCATTACATCTTAACCACACTAAATCACTTCCTAATCCTTTTTTTCTAAATTCTGGAACTACATACCTATTACATAGATATGGATATTTTTTATTCCAATCTATAAATGCCCAACCTTTAATTTCTTCATCAGTTGATATTAAGTAAAATGTATAATTATTTTCAAGTCTATGTTTTAACTCTGGAATATCCCATTCTTTCCAATGCTTTCCAAATGAATCTTTAAAGTTATCTAACTCTTCTTCTAAACACTTCAATACATCTGCACTAAATACAAAATCATTATAAGTATTATATTCTGGAACTTCTTTTGGTTCGTAATTACTTAAATCTATTTTATAATACACTTTTTAAATTCTTTATGTAATACTAAATTTTCTATATCACTACAAAAAACTATAACTCTTGTCTTTTCTTCAGTTTTACTATCTTTATAGTATTTTTCCCAATCACTTTTTTTTATAAAATCTCCAAATAAAAAATTGTTTGAGGCCAAATTATCTACTTTATTATATGGATCATATGAATATCTTAACAAAAAAATATTATCGGGAACGTCAAATTCTGGAATTGGTGCTGGCCAAGTATCTACCAAATATTCATCATAATTTATTTCATCAGACTTTAATGTTTCTTTTAATTTATCTGTCCATTCTGGTGATGGATTATCTTCAAACACAATATTTCTCAATCCCAATACAAAAGTAAAATTATTCTCTTTTAAAAATTCTACGAAATCATCAAATTTAAAATTTTCAAGTTCTAAATCACTTAAAGTTATATTTGTGTTTATTTCAGTTAAATAACCTTCTGTCCAATCAAAGGCAACAAGAGTTCCGCAACTTTTATTAGATTCTGTTAAAAAATCATTTGATGTCCAATAATTTGCAATATCTAATGATACTTTTTCTATCATGAATATAACTCAATTAATTTTTCTTTGATAAACTTTGACATTATTTTATGTTCTTTTTTATTAGGATGTCTACCAGTTCCATCTCCCGGCATAATCGTTCTTATATTATATTCTTCTATATACTTTGGAACGTTGGGACCTATTAAATATTTACCATCTATGTTTTTAATTATTTTTCCTATTTCTAAACTATCAGAATAACACTCTTTCTGGTAATCTTCTACTAACCACCGATTATATTTAATCTTTTTTTCTCGCGTTTCATATAACCTTTTCTCACTCCCTAATATATCACACCAAGGCTGAAAAAATAAATATTTTACATTTCTCGATTTTAGAAATTCTTGTAATGTAACCATATAACATACGGATTTATAATATGACAATTCATTATTATAAAGATCCTTCATTACTTTTCTCCAAAGTTTTGATTCATATCCCATAAACTTATAATTTTCTTCTCGTCTATTTGGTTCACTCCACGCCACTATTAATATAGTATCATCTAAATTTTCTTGACAACTTACCCATTCAATGGTTTTTCTAAACATCCAATCGTTGGGTCCACCAGGACCAGCCTGATTGATAAGTTCACAATCTAACTCTCTTGACAAGACACTTGGCCAACATTCTTTTTTTGGATTCTTTAACTCGTCTCCATATGTCCAACTATCCCCTATTGTATATAGTTTTTTAATCATTTAGTCTCTAATCCACTACCTTCTAACAATGATTTTGGTACTTGTCCACAATTTCCACAACTATAAACTTGAATTGGCACTAGTCCTTCTTGACCTGTTGGTGATAAAATTGCAGAAACTCTTTTAATCACAAATGAAGTGATAAAAAGATAATTTCCACAATCATCACATTTTATAGTATCAGCTTTTGATAAATCTACTGACTGTTTTGCTTTAGGAAGTGGTTTCATTGGTTTAGTACTCATTTTTCTAACTCCTTTAATGTAACTGTTGCAACACCATGTTTCTGTACCACTAATGTAGTACATTCTTGAGCAAATTTAATTGCTTCATATATATTATTTGAATCTAAATACCCTCTAACTAATCCTGCCAAAAATGTATCCCCCGCTCCACTAACATCCTTTACAGGAACTTCTTTTACTGGGAATTCTTTTCCCTTATATCTACATCCCCTACTTCCCAACGTAACTATAAGTTTATCTTCAAATCCTTTTTCTGATAACATCTCATGGTTTTTCTGGTATTCTAACTCATTTATCTTAATATAATCTGCGTCTTTAACCCACTCACCAAGTTTCTTTTTGGTATCAATAAATACATTCTTATTGTTTTCACAAATATGTTGAATATCTGATACTTCTAAAAACCCTTTACAATAATCTGAAATAATAATAGCATCATAATAATTTTCAGTCGTTGAACCAAATCCAAATGGAGGTCTTTCAAATTTATTCTTTGTAATACCTTTTAATAAAGTTTCTTCAATTCTTTCACAATAATCATGTTCATCAACTCTTAATACCATTTGACCTGAACGATTTTCTACATATCTTTTTTTAATAATACTATTTTTATTTGTTACGGTATGAATGTGCATATCTAATGATTCAACATTATCTGCAACATTTCTTGCCATACCGCCATTTGATTCTTTGTGTGTTGGTTTAAAAACTGGTACTGGTGCTTCTGGACTTATTCTTTCTATATCCCCATAAATAAAAACATCTTTACAACAATCTCCTATAACTAATATATTCATTTATAACTCCTAAACTATTTCATTCTTGTTTTCATATGGAAATTCTATATTTGGAATTTCCTTATTTAAAAATTTACATAATTCTCTCCAACCATCTCCATCATCACAGATATTCATATGAAGTATATTTTCAGTATTTCCCAAATTACTTAAATGTTTTAAATTACTTTTATGTTTAAATGTAGTTCTGCGCTTTACCCACTCCTTTTGATATTCTGGATAATTTCTAAATACTTCTTCATCACCAACACCTAACCAATTCCATGTATTTTTATTCCCATTTTTAATATCTCTAACTTTAGCCCGTAATGCAGAATCCACATAATCATCTAAATTTTTAGTCAAACTAATATACTTTGCATCTGGATATTCATCTACAATATGACTAAAGACTGTAGGTTCGTAGATAGGATAATCCAAATAACAATCATATTTATCAATTCCATCTAATATTCCCATACCAAGTTCTAAATTATTAGAAAATTTCATTAAGGTTTCCATAAAATTATTACTTCCAGTATGTAATACACTATACCCTAAAATTTGTAATGATTGAGATAAACTTATAGTTCCACTTTTATTATATCCCAATACAAATATTTTACTCATCTTCTCTCCAACCACCCAATTAAATTATCTCATCAATTAATCCATACTTTAAACAAGTTTCAGCATCCCACAATAAATCATGTTTCAATATCTCGTCAAGTTTTTTCATTGGAACTTTTGTATATTCTTTATATACATTTTTAATTGTTTTCATCATTAAATCAAGATTCTGTTTCTCATCCTCAAACTCTGAATATTTACCCCAAAAATTTGTAGATAACTGATGAATCAACATATAAGAATTTCTACTCATAAATCGTTTACTTCCAACTACCGAAAGAAATGTTGCTGCACTTGCACAGAATCCATCTATATAAGTATGAACTGGAATTTTACATCTCAATATAGTATCCATTGATGAAATACCAGATGTAATTGATCCTCCTCCAGAATTTATAAATAAATGTACATATGGCGGTTCAATATCTAAGTTATTAGCTAAACTAAAACTTTTAGATTGTAACTCTCCTACTTTCTTATTAAGTTCTACTGCACTATCGCGATTTACTCCTGCATAAAAATAAATTTTATTTTCAATTACTGCTATATGTTTATAATCCCCTTCACCACCACGTTTTTTACTTGGTTTTACTCGATCTTTATTTGGAATTTCTCCCCAATACTTTTCTTCTTTCATCGTACCTCCTTCTTTATGTTATTAATAACTTTATTAATACTTATCTTTTTGTAAATCTTATTTATCTCATCCTGAAACTGATAAATAAATTTGTTCTTAAAATATAAATATGATTCACCTGAATCTTCTATAATTTTATTTAAATCTTTCTCTGAAAAAAAGGTAGGATTCCAATTTTCATAGAAAGTTTTTTCATAGAAATATTTTTCAATGTTATTTCTCATTGTCCAATAATCAAGTTTATAAACCTGTAATTCTTTTTTATTTATGTATGCCTCAAAACTATCTACTAATAATTGTGTGAAACTGCCATCAGGAACTCTTGGTTTTTCTAACCTATGTATATGTGTAAAATTTGTTAAATCATTATATTTTATAACACAATTATTCATCACGGCTTTAATTATTATAGCCTGTTCTTCTTGACATTGAACCTCCACACCACCTAAATCATTATAAATTTTAGCTCTGAATGTTTTGGGCCAGATTACATTACCATCATCTTCTCTGTACAATAAATTTTCATCTAAATTAACCTTCTTATCTTTTTTAATTCCCCATACTATATCAAAATTATTATAATACCATTTTCCCAACAAACCGTTCATAGTTTCTATTTCATTTATATAAGGTTTTAACTTTGAAATATTAATCACACCTTCAAAACTTGAGAAATTATTATTATCACAATTTGTTACTAATATATCTAATCTATCCTCACCATCTCCTATTGGATTCAATTGATGTGGATTTTCATACTTAGATGGTTTCCTAAAGGTATTTAATACTTCTTCAACATAATGATTTTCAAATATATTGTCTGCTCCGAAAAATGCAACTATCCCATTATTAAAATCTACATAATCTTTCCATCTATACAATGCAAAATCCATGCCATATTTTGCTGCTAATGCTGCACTTGCAATTTCTTTAGGAAATTTTACATTAATTAAATGTATATTATCATACTTGTATTTATGTAATTTTTCTTTAACTATATTTTCAGTATTATCAAATTCTTCTTCATATGAACAATTATTTATAATTAATACTTCAAATTCATCAGGAGAAATTGTTTGATTAATTAGAGACTCTACACAATCACCTATACAATTTTCTTCTTTATATGACAATATAATAAGTTGATATTTTACAGAATCCCCTATATGATTATCATTTACAACTAAACTATTATACTCTTGTCTATAAGATGGTGGAATTTCTCTTAAATAGTCATACATAATATATCTTTATAATTACTAACTCTATCAAAATTATCCACCTCTCCTATACATCCATCACAAATATCACCATTCTCCTTTGGAAATCTACAAGACCAAGTATGGTTCATAATATCTACAAAATCATATTTTATCGAATCTTCAATCATCTCTTTTCTATGAGTTTTTACTAATGGTAAATCCCAATTTTTGTATAACCACAATTCCTCTACTAAATCATTTTCTACCTTCAACTCATCATTTAAATGTTTGCGTACCAACCTCGTAGATAAACAATAATCTTCACCATCCATATCTGCTTCCCATGCCACAGATATATCTTTACCTAAATCCAAAGAAAATTGTATCATATACAAACTTTGGTCTGGTCTATCAGGTCTTGAATTATATTTATCACAAATAACCTTTGAATCTTTTAAAACCTTAGAATCAATTTCAAATTCATCAATTAAATTTACTTTAGGAAACATATCCTTAGTATAAGGGAATTTATCTATAATCATTTCTCTTAACTTATTCATTATCCCTATTTCTACGAATCTACTGTATCTCCCGTAGCTTTTCCTACCATATAGATCTTCTTCAACTACATTAGTTTCATTGTCAATCATACAATTATCAAAATTGGTTGAAACAAATTTATTATAATTTTTCTGATAACCATCACAAGGAAAGTTCAGATAATATGTTTCAATTGGTTCTCTATCTATGATTAACTTTTTACAAACTAAAAAAGTAGAATCAAATCCACCTGACCAAAAAATATGAGGGGATTCTACTTTAGAATATGTATATGTTCCATAATCTGGAATTGGAAATTTATTATTATGCCATCTTTCTTTAAAAATACGAGAATCCTCATAATCAATCATATCATGAATTATCCAATGAACTAATATTCCACTAACAGTACCACAACTTGATTTTGTTATACCTATAATATATGGTAATTCATCTCGTTTATTTTCTTTATCCCATAACCAGGCTCCCGGAGTTTGCATGTTTAGACCGCCGGTTAAATTATAACCTAAAACTTCAACCCTAAAATTATCATTATCTATTTCTCCAGTAACAACTTCACACTTTGGAAAATTTTTATAAAGTTCTTCTTTAAGTTTTAATGTTGAATCTATATATTTTTTATTATAAGATATTTTTAGTTTCATTTTATAACTCTTAATAATTCTATTATCATAGCCATAACATTGATCTCCTTATCAACTACTTGGGCATCACTTAATTCATACTTTGCTATAACCAAGATACATTCGGCAATATGTCCACTACCATAACTATCTACTTCATCATATAGTAATCTAAAAAAATCTGCAAAGTCTGTAACCTTTGCATCTGCCAGTATTTGTCTTATTTCAGTAAATGTTTCTTTTTTAGATTTACTAGATTTTAAAACTTCTAATATTTGTAACTTATAATCATTTAAAATAATCTCTCTCGCATCCATCCGTAAAATACCATCTACAACCTGTCTTTGTGATGTATTTATAACCTTTCTTATATCTGGATATGCTCCATTAATAATTGTAGCTATATCATCCACTTCAAATTTTACATTCTCATTAGTTAATATTTCAGATAAATGTATTGCTACTTCTTTCTTTGATGGTGGAATAATCTGAAATGATTGACACCGTGATTGTATTGGGTCTATAATTCTCTCTACATAATTACAAGTTAGAATAAACCTACAATGTTTTGAGAATGTTTCC